ATTGGGGCTGCGGTATCAGCTTCTTTTACGAAAAGATACACCACCGCACCGGCTACCACTGGCATCACCCTGTGCATGAATACCCAAGCCATAAACGCTTCGGCAGCATCTTGCCACTCTTGCCGGTTAGTCTTTATCCGAATAGTAGACCGCTGAAAATTGCCCAGTCCAGCGTTAAAGGAAAAGCTGACACACGCATCGAAAGCACCTTGACGATTAAGTAAAGTGGGAGCAAGTCTAAGAACACCACGCTCAAAGCTACTGACATCATCAGCGAATAGTTTCTCGATTTCCTCTTTGGTCCAAACACGGCTGTCCTCCGGCTTTAATGGGTACTCACTTCGCAGCATGCCTGTATAGCCGTTGACTCTGATGACAGGCAATCTAATCTGCTCTTGATATAAAACATGTCCGTATCCGATGGTCCAGATATGGGCAGGACACAGGTATGGTTTAGTCCTGTATCCCTCATACTGGTGCATCAAATGTGCGCCAGCATCGCTCAGTTTCATTTCTTGCTCCAGCCGCGAGAGCCAAACCAAAACCCAACAATAGCACCAAGCATAGCCATTTCATCGCTACTGAAGATTACATCAGCCAAGCGCACCAAGTCATCGATGCTTGTGATTAAGCCGGGGTGTGTTTGCACATAGTATGCAATCCAAGCGTTAATCAGGCAAAGCTCAACGATGAAGATGTAAGTGACTGTAGGGCGAACAGTGCCGATGTAGCTTGCTACCCACTTAGAAGCCTTCTCTAAGATTTGCTTGTCATGGTCATAGGCGGCTACTGTCATGGCAGCATCAGTCTGCATAGACACTTGGTCTGTACGCAACTCTTCAATGCGCTGTTGTGCAGCAAAACCTTGAGCCAACATCTGTAGCTCTTTTTCCGTTTGGATACGGGCAAGGTTTAGTTCGTGCTGTTGGTCAGCTTTGTTCTGGAAGAACTCCAGCAACTTAGGCAAGCCTGAAATCAGCAAGCCACCGATGGTCGAGAATAGTGAGAGCATTATCCTAATCCTATGTATGAAAGAAACTTGTTAACTATCTTGTCTGACAAATCATCAGGCAGGAAGCGGAGCAGCCCAAGCACATAGTAAACAATGCACAGCCGCACAAAGATTTTAAGGAACTGGTCAAATTGCTTTTGGTATTCATTCATCGCCCACACTTTGACTTAGCGCACAAATCACCAATCTCAGATATTCCCCAGCCCACAGCGCCAAGGAACAGCACAATAATCACAATGGCAACGGCCCACATCATTTGCTCTTCTTGTTCTTCCTTCAAACGCTTTTCTTCAGCCCTTAAAGCAGCCATCTCTTTGGCATCATCCCTGTCCATCTCGGCTTGACGAAGCTTAATCTTGTTCCAGACATCAATCTTGCCTGTCTGCATAAACAACATTTTTAGCTCTTCTTCAAAAGCTCTGGCTTGCTCTAAAGCCATCTCAATTTGAAGCGCGGTCCCCATGTTGGAACCCTTCTTATCCCTCTTGGCCTGAAGCATGGCCTTAGTCGCTTGGCTCTTCGCATCAAAGAGCTTGCCAATCATTGGGGCCAATCCAGCTAGGTCATTAGCAACCTTACTGGCTTTTTTTACAAGTCCAATTGCTTGTTGTAGCCCTTCTAGGGCGGTAATTGGGTCAATCACATTACCCCCAAATCCAAATAAGTGTGAAGGTTCCCCATACGGTAAATATGGTTACAAAGGCCGCAACGATTAACGCTTCGACCCAATCTTTCATGTCTTATCTCGGATTTCTTTGTAGATATGCCAGACTTTTTGGCCTATCAACAGGACGGTATAAATGAGAGTAGCCCATAAGACCAACTCACTAACCTGAACTCCCAGCAGTGTTGCAATAGAAACACTAGCTGGGGGGGCAATTTTAGCTGCTGCTGCTATCGCTGTTTCTGTCGCTGCTTGGTCGCTCATGGCTTTCAACTTTATCAAACTGTTTAAAGTTTCCAGCCATCATTTGTTGGTTGTTTAAAAGACGCTGGTCATTGGGTGCTAATTCTATAGCTTTTGCCACCAGTTCGCCAGCCTCTTCCTTCAGTCCTAAATGCCATGCAGCAATCGATGCTAGGTCATATGGCTTCTCAGACCATACACTTGGGTCCATTGTGTAAACTAATGCTTTATCCTTAATTTCCAATGCTGATTTGGCTGCTGAATAGCACTCAACCCAGTTGGATTTCATGTAGGCAAACATAGCCAATTCGCACCAAGGCTCACGGGTTCCGGGAGCTTCTGCCACAGCCAACCTGTAAAACTTATGAGCTTCCACATGGCGACCTAAATGCTCATGTGCCTTACCCAATAAACGCAGCGCATAGCACCGTTCATTAGGCCAATTAGCTTCAGGCATGGCAAGGTACTTATTAAGGGCTGCAATCGATTCTTCCCATCGCTGGTAGAAGGTTAGCTCACGGGCATGATAAAACGCATTACGGGGGCATCTGGGGTCTTCTGCCACAGCCAGTTCAAGCAATGGCATGTACTGACCACGGGACTTACTGTTGTCAGGATGATGGCTTACCAAGAGCATGTCCGTATGGGCATAGATTTCATTGGTTCTGCCATCAGCACGGGGATATTCATGCACTGGGTGATGCCAATGGTAGCCAGTCCGATGGTGAATCTTTTCGTAGAAGAAACTGATGCCGCAACCCCAATCAAACTTGTATCGCAGTCGGGTTGTGTTTTCTTGCCACACGCGTTCGATTTCTTCGCGCCAACCTTCTTCTAATACTTCATCAAGGTCTAGCGAAATGCAAACATCAATGTCACGCGGCAACAACGCCAAGGCGGTATCGCGGGCTTTATCAAAGCGCCAAGGGCTAATGCAAATGTCATGCACTACCGCACCGTTTTCAATTGCCCTAGCAACCGTGCCATCGGTTGAACCAGTATCGGCAATTAGGATAATGTCGGCATCTTTAGCAGAATCGCAAAAACGGTTTACAAATTGTTCTTCGTTCTTGCTGATTGCGTAAACGGCTATTTTGAGTTTTTTCATGTCTTGTATTGTGGTTAGTTAAGGTTCTGTAGGCCAATCGATTACCCAAGGGAAACCGCTTTGCAATGGTACATCGCGTAAGGCTTGGCAATAGTTTACCCAATCTTGTGATGGGTTCATATCGCTTCTAAAACGCCAATCAGTTTTAGACAATCTTTCGTTGCGTTCTTGCCTAATACTTTCCGCTTGTTCTGCATCTTTTAATGCTTTGTAATCGGCTTCATCTTGCGTTGCGGTGTCGCCTGTAAAGATTGGGCCAAGAATATATTTTGTATGCCATTTGCCATCAATTTGTTCTACGCCATCACGCATTGAATATTGATAAACAGTACCGCCCGTTGCTTGTGGGCCTTCTAAAACAACATCCGCGCCATGTTCATCTAACCATTCTTCGGTTTGTTCGGCAACCGTAATTAGTTCTGATGGGTTTTGTTCAAGCAATAAGGCACGAAATTCATGCCAAAACATTACTGCGCCAGTTTTACGAATTCTAATTTCCATGATGTTCCTTTATGCAATTGCCAAAAAGATATATGTGCCGCCATTGGCATTAACTTGTGTTGTTCCTGAAACTTGGAATCCTGTTGTTACCGTATATACAATTACGCCACCTTCTTCAGCACCAGTAAAATCAAAAGCCAATACGGGGTCATTGCCTGAAACCATACCACGGGCGGTATCAAATACAACCCAATTGCCAATACTATCTGCTCTTTTAATCATTACAAATCTAGCACCACCAGTAAAACCGCAGTTAATAGTTTGTGTTGACCCTGTGCCTGTGTATGAACCTACTTTGGAAACCCCTGCGCAAGTTGCAAATAAATACGCGACATAAGTAGAACCTGAAAAATTTACTTCAAATCTATTGCTAATAGAAAAAACACTTGCTGTTGGGTTTGTATTATTCCAAACGCTAAAATTTTCAACCGCTGAGTCCAGATTCAATCTTAGACGATATGCGCTTCCATAAGTTGCAGAATAAACTTGCCAATCAG